TGCTCTGCGACCGTCAACAAGAGCGAATGGCTGATGCGCGTTCTCAAGTGAGTGAGGACCGGAAATGCCGCACCTGCGGCGGGCTCGACGAATTCATGTACGCGATCAACTGGCGACCGGTCTACTACTGCGCGACCTGCGACGTTGAATCGAACGGCAGCCTGTCCGAGCGCGTCGGACCCGACGAGCGGTTTGAAGAGGAAACCGGCGAGTAGCGCGTCGTTCCCTGTTTGTTCTGATTAGCCACCGTCACGTAACCCCTTGATTTCAAAGGGTGAATCAAGACGCTTGACCTTATGGGATTTTTCTGCTACTGTTTTTGTAATGAAGACCACCCGACCGGGGCGGCAGCCGCTATTTGACATTGTGAATCGGACAACTGCTTCGGAGAGTCGTGGGCCTCTGCAAAGGAGTCAACCCATGGTTTCTTTCCGACATGACGACGGCGGTCGCGAAGCCGCTGGTTACAAAGGCAGCGCGGGCGACTGCGTGACACGCGCAATCGCAATCGCCGCCGAGCTTCCCTACCGGGAAGTCTACGACGCTCTGGCCGAAGGCAACGCCGCGCAGCGGGCCTACAAACAAGAGCGGAAGTCCAAGAGCCGCACAGGGGTGAGGACGGCCAGAAACGGCATCTTCACCAAACGAAAGTGGTTCAAGGATTACATGGAAGGGTTGGGGTTCTCGTGGACACCAACCATGGAAATCGGGGCCGGATGCACGGTGCATCTGAGACCCGAGGAGCTGCCCAAGACCGGGCGTCTCGTTCTGAGCCTGTCTAGGCACCTCGCCGCGTACATCGACGGGGTTCTCATGGACACCGAGGATTGCAGCAGAGAAGGTACACGCTGCGTGTACGGCTACTGGACCCTCCGACAATAAAGGACCACGGTCCACGGTTCCCCGAAGCGGTTGTCCGTCGTCTATTTGACATTGTGAATTGGACAACTGCTTCGGAGAGCCGTGGGCCCCTGCAAAAGGAGTCAACTCATGGCCACATCCGAAAAAGAATACCTCGCCTGGATCAACCTCGGCGTGATGGGAACCTGTTGGCGCTCCAACACCATCAAAGAAGCCGTCGAGACCTGCGCCGTTATCGCCGCTCAAGACTGGGGCGGCCTGAGAGGCACCGAAGTGTCGGTTGCCGTATACGACGTTACCGGGGTTTCCGTGGTCTTCGCCCCTTCCGGGGTGGTTCAGATCGAAGAAGAGGGGAAGCCACGAACTGAAATCCCACCTCTCTTCCTAATCAAGGTCGACGTCCCAACAGTGCGGAAAAACGGTAAAGCCTCCAGCAACGCCTATCGAAACAAGGTGCGAAAAGCCGCTTACGACGCGCTGCATGAAGCCGCCTGGGAAGCGGCGGAGAAATGGAAATCCGTCGCCACCGGCAAGAGGCACTAAACGAATATCATCGAGCACGATTGAGGAACTAAGGACCACGGTCCACGTCTCTCCGAAGCGGTTGTCCCGTCGTCCCACTATAGTGCCAATTTTTTAAATTCAAAAAAATATTTTTCAAGAGTTTTTGGCCGCGATTTCTGGGACAGTGGGACAGTTTGACTAACTACATCTTATATAAGGGTTTTTTGCCTGTTGGGCTGTCCCGTCGCTCATAGCACCGAATGTTGCTCGCGGGACAGAAAAATGCAACAAATGGTGGTTTTTGTGCGAATTTCGTATATTTTAACTATAGCTAACGCAGCAGGACATTTCCCAGATGGGTTTACGAGGTTTTCTTAAAGTGAGGCGGTGGGACAGTGGCGGGACAGCGTTGAAAAATATGAATAAAACGCCTTTTGGAGGCTGATTTGGCTGGTGAAAATGCTCGATTTTAGCAGATTGGCCCACAAACGTGCCGGGATTGGTGGTACAGCGTTGAAAAGTAACGACAAAATCTCTGGTGGTAGGTGAATATGCCGAATAAAAACCGGCCCGGTCCCGGTGCTGATGATGCTGATGGGACAGGCAAGAATCTGGCTACGGTAGGCCCCAACCGCAAGCTGACGCGGCGCCAGGAAAAGTTTGTGAAGGAGCTGATTTCTAACGACGGATTGATCACCAAGCGCGAAGCAGCGATCCGTGCAGGCTACCCTCCTGGCTCGGCCCATGCTCGCGCCTGGGAGTTGACAAACCCCAGGATAAATTCGCATGTCGTGGCGGAAATTGAGCGCTACCGCGAGGAACTCGACGAGCAGTTTAAAGTCGGATACAAGCGGCACGTTAGAGACTTGCAAAAAATACGGGACGTTGCCCTGGACAACGGTGCGTATTCGGCGGCCGTCCAGGCCGAGATCGCTCGGGGCCGTGCCCAAGGCGACATTTACGTTTCCAAATCTGAGATCCGCACCGGTTCCATCGACGCTATGAGCAGGGAAGACGTTGAAAAAGAACTTGACCGAATTCGAGCGAGTTTTGAACCAGCAATTGACGTCACGCCCGTCGAAGTCGTCGAACAAGATTCCGAGGGCGGCGTTGACGAACCGCGAAGCCGGCCTATGGCAGATACTTCTCGGCGGTCTGGGAAAAAGCGGCAGGAAGATCGAGACGACGAGGCTTGAGAGCTGGGCCATCCCAGGCGTCCCGGATGTCTTGGTGTGCTCGGAGTCGGGCCGGTTCTCCTTTTGGGAGCTAAAGGCGCATAAAGGCAAAGGCAAGCTAGACCTGTCCCCGCATCAGGTTTCGTGGCTGTCCCGGCATTCTGAGGCGCCGGTCTTTATTGTAGTGCGGGACGGCTCGCTCGCCATCAGCGTTTTTGCTGGCCGCGATGCCGTTGATTTGAGGATGGACGGCGTGGCTGCCGTGGAGCCGCTGGCCGTTTTCGAGGAGCCTTATGACTGGCCTGCGTTTTTTGCGTTGACGGCCCCGATCTGAGAGGGTATAAGACAGGTCCCACTCTATAGCATATAGGAGGTTCTTATGGCTAAAAATACCGGTGCAAACGCCGGAAGAGACAACAGCAAGCTGCTAAGTCAGCTTCGTCTTCACCACCCGTCTCTCAAGAATGTGGTCGATGGCCGGGAGCATGTGCCGGTCATCGTGACGGCGCGCGACGTTGGAAAGGCAGATCGGAAAAACCCCAGCAGTTGCGCCATTTCGGTCGCCGCGCGACGAACACTAAAAGTGGACGTCGTCATTATCTCTCGCGCTCGCTGCTATCTCGTCGTGAACGACGTTGCGTATCGGTATTTCCTGGGAAATGATGCCGTCCGCGAACTCACGTCTTTTGACAGGATGGCGTCGTTTACTCCGGGCACGTACGTCATGAAGGCACCGGCGGCCTCAAGCCGGCTTGGCGCGCGGCGCTTGGATCACAAGCCGACGAGCCCAGGCCAGGGCGGCGAAATCAAGCGCCGGGTTGCGATCAACGACATCCGCGCGCCGCTCGGGGACGCTCGGTGAATGGAGTGGCTCACAGATCTGCTTCAGGGCTGGATTGAAAGCCTCGCAGAGTGGCTCAACAAGGATTGACTTATTTCCCCGTGCGTTGACTCCGCACACCTCCCCGCTTCGGCGGGGTTTTTTTTGCTTGTCGCGCTGGGATTTATCCCGTACTCTGAGCGCTGCAATATAAAAGGAGTCGACTAGCGATGACTAATTATAGGCCCATGTTTGAGTTTGGTCCGACCGAGAGAAAGGGCAACGCTCAAGTTTTTGAGACTCGCGACGAGGCCCTGGGCAGCGCCTTGGACCGCTTCCGGCGTTGGACTAGGCCGTCGGCGTACGGCGCGGATGAGACCGACGCCGCCGTTAACTATCGTTGGACCGAGACGGAAGGCGATGTGAGCCTGACGTGACGGCGCATGACTCTGAGCGCTGAACCTCGAACCTCGCCCGGCGAAATCCGGGCGGGGTTTTTTTCTGCTTGACGATCTGGGTAAAGTCTGGGCATCTTCGCCTTGAGAGCAACAAGTGTTACCGACGTGAACTGGAAACGGCAGGAGACAGGGCGCGTAGGCCGGGATCATATAAATCGCTTAGTATTCCCAGGCGCGAGCTATTGGGTTGGCCGTGTCGCAAGACCGTAAGTCCAGTATGGCGGTGGAGAGATGAACGGACGTCACGGACTGGTAGGGCGCTATCCGGGAACGTATCGCAGACCTACGGGTAGTGTGTAGTAGCGGAATAGAAAGCTAGGTAGCCAGCGACGAACCTGTAAACGAAGCCGCTGGGGTCGAAGGCGCTTGTTGCTCTCACTGAACGCGGCACGATGCGACCACCGAACCTGCCGGGTAATTCCGGCGGGGATTTCTTTGTTTGACCCGCTGGGATTTGTCCCGTATTCTGAGCGCGACATAACAAAAGGAGTCAACCAAATGCTGGTTTATCACCACACCTCGCTAGCTCACTTACCATACATACTGGCGGACGCGGAACTGGTTTCCGCGTCTGCGAGCGGCGATTGGCCGAGCGATTTTGTTTGGGCGACGACGAATCCAAACGGGGATCGCACCGTGTCGGCTTGTCGTCAAAAGGCGATACCACGGGTCCGTCTGGCTTTTGATATCGCCGATTTTGAGCCGTGGGAAACGGCGGTGGACGCCCATCAGGATTGGAGCGCGGATCATAAGAGACTGCTTCTTGACGCGGCCTGTGATCTTGGCCAGTCAAATACCGACTGTTGGTTCGTGGCGGCGAGCG